GAACGGGCCCAGATGGAGACGGAACAATTACAAGTCGTGCAGATGCGAGATGTTTGTATAAACAGTTTTGCAAGGAAAATCCTGAAGATGAAAGAGCAACATCTTACTATGCTCTTTGTACTTCTATTGCAGAGCAGATGGAGAAAGATGGTTTTTTCAAGCGAACCGGAATGGAAGACATTCTGGAGAATATGGAGAGTCTGGTCAAGAGCAAACAGAAGAAACAGCCGAAGAAACCGATGGATCATCAGCGGAAGAAGCCAACCAAAGCGCAGAAAGCAGCAATGGAAGCGAGAGCGGAGGGCAAAGAAAACGATTTTCAGAGCTGATTTGGGAAGAATTTCTGCCAAAAGCTTTGCTGTATGGCTGTCCGTATGACCTGTTTTGGCACCTGAATCCTACCAAGCTGACGGCATTTCGTAAAGCATACGAAGAGAGATTGCAGCAGAAGGAAGATGCAATGTGGCGAAATGGTCTGTACACAATGCGTGCCATCAATGCTTGCTTTGGAGGGAAATACCCTGAGAAGCCGCTTTTTGAAGTTGGAGAAAGCAAGGAATCCTCCGAACGACAAGAGCATGATGGTTATACTGAACAAGAAATTAAAGAAGCTAGAGAAGCTTTGGTCATGCAATTACAAATCATGGAAGGACAGCAGCGGAGAGCAAAGCGTAAAAAAGAGTTATTTGATCATTAAGTGGAGAGCAGCCCAATGTGGGTTGCTCTCTTTTCTTTTACCGTAGGAGGTGCAGAATGGCAGCAATAGACAGTTTGAACATAAAGGTGGATGCGTCTGCTCGAAGTGCCAACGAACAGTTGGATAAGCTTGTAAAGAAGATGATGGAGTTACGCCGTACATTGGGCGGTCTTAATGCCAATGAACTTAACGCATTTGCGAGCGGTATGAGCCATTTTACCAAAGCAGCACAGGCATTGAGTGGTGTGAAAACTTCTGATTTTACCAAGCTTGCAAAAGGCTTGGATAAGTTGGCAGATGCTAGAAAGTTGGAGAATACAGTACAATCTGTGGAAAAGTCAGCGGGCTCTTTGCAGGAATCTGTATCAATGGCACAAAAGGCACTGGGCTCCGGACTAAAATTTGATAGTAAGGGTATTCAGAATGTAAAGAAATCTGTCCAGTCCTTGGCAAATGAATTTTCTAGTGCAGGTACCGGTAATGCATTATCTAACAATTTGTCAGAAATTGAGAAAGAGGCAGATAAACTACGCAACAAACTGGATCAATTAAGTGAAAAAGAGCAGAAAGCGTTAGCAGTTGGAAATTCGTCACCAGAGAATAAAACATTCCGTAGTTTACAGTATGATATAGCTGTTTCTTTGAATAAATTATCAGAATTGGAACAGAAGATCTCACAGATGAAAACTCACAAGGTGCAGGATTTAGCATCCATTCCTATCATTCGCTCGGATGCTGGAAACGGATTTTCCGAAACAAAAGCTGTGGCCAAAACAATGCTAAATACGGGACGTGTGCCAAAAAGTGCTAAATATTCGGTAGATGCTTCGGCAGAGTCTTTGAAAGAGTCGCTAGAACAGGTGAATCGTGCAGAAAGTGCAGTACAAGGCTTTGCGGGAAAAATAGCAGAGGCGAAAGCTCAGCTTGCCAGTATTGAAAAAAGTGGGAAGAGTTTAGGAACTGATGAGTGGGATGAGGCATATATTGCATTACAGAAAGTAGTTAAAGAAGCCAAAGTATACAAAGCTGCCTTAAATGAGAGGGCAAATGGATTAGAGACAGATATTAAATCAACGGACAGCTTAGATGTAAAACTCCAAAAATTAAAAGTAGATCTCAAACAACTTAAAGCAGATGGTTTTGGATTTGGTGACAAGGCTTTTGATAATACTTACAAGGAAATCTTAAAGACCGATGGTGCTTTGAAAAAGTATAAGGCAGATTTGAAAGAATCTGTTGGAGGTGAACAGAGTCTTAGTACATTCGATAGAGTGAAACAGGGGTTTCATTCTATTTGGACAGAATCTCAACAGGCTGGAAATTCTGCATCTAGTTTTGGTAGTAAGTTGAGAAATCTTATGTCCTCATTGCGTGGAAATGCTGTGTCTGCGTTTGGAAGTCGTCTCAAAGCGTTGATCCCAATCTTTCATGGGACTACTAGCTCTACGGGAAATCTGATCAGCAAATTGGCTAAGCTGTATGTTGGATTCCGCTCTCTTCGAGGGATTGGTGAATATTTGCGTGGTGCCGTAGAATCATCCATGGATTACATTGAAGAATTTAATTATTTTGATACCACAATGGGGAAGATTGCGTCTGAATGGGGCAAGGAATACAAGAAATATGGTTACCAAAATGCAGAGGAATATGGAGAATCCTTTAAAAATCGTTTAACGCAAACAATGGGGAAAATGACCGGGTTTCAGATTGAAAACGATGGAACTTTGTCTGATCTTGGAAAAAAGAATCTTGGACTGGATCCGACACAAATGACCAACTATGCTGCCAGTGTAGCGCAGGTGACAAATTCAGTTGGAATGACAGGAGAAGCATCTGTGGTAACATCCGAAGCTTTATCTATGCTTGCCGGAGATATGTCTTCCTTCAAAAATCTTGATATGGATACAGTTATGAATAACTTTTCATCGGGATTACTGGGGCAGTCTAGGGCATTGTATAAGTTTGGTATTGATACGTCAAATGCAACATTAAAACAGTACGCCCTTGCAAACGGAATCAAAAAGAATGTTTCGGCTATGTCACAGTCGGAAAAAATGCAGCTTCGTATGATAGCTATTTTGGATCAATCCAAGGTGTCATGGGGAGACCTTGCAAAAACCATTAATTCGCCATCAAATCAGTTACGCTTATTGAATAATAATTTTAGATCGTTATCGAGAACAATAGGTGCTATAGTGTTGCCTGCAGTGGCAAAGATACTGCCATATATCAATGGACTGGTTATTGCCATTCGCAGACTTTTTGAGTGGACAGCATCCATGCTTGGAGTCGATTTAAGTAAAGTGATTGGCTCTTCCGGGGGTGGCTATTCAGATGCTTTTGATGGACTGGAAGATTCTGCTGACGATGCTAAGGATGCCGTTGATGATACATCAGATTCTGTTAAGAAACTGTCCAAGCAGCTCATGGGATTTGACGAGCTTAATGTGATCAATACTAATTCTGATAATACAAAAAAGGATGATGATAAGAATAGTAAGCCTATCGATCTTACCAGTCAATTGTCTAACGCTTTAGCTGATTACAAGACTGTTTGGGATAAGGCTTATAAAAATATGACTAATGATGCAGAAAAATTTGCCAATAAGTTGACTAAGTTATTTAAAAAAGCTTGGAAGTCGGGGAATGGTACAGACATTGGCTCTGCCATTGCTGGCTGGCTCAATAAGGGGATTTCATGGGTCAACGACAATGTGGACCAGTTTGCAAAAGGGGCGAAAAAGGTTGCCAAATTGCTTGCAACTGCTATCAATGGGTTTGTAGCTAAACTTGATTGGGCAGGACTTGGTAGTGCTATTGGAAAATCCATGAAAGCGGCAATTGAAGCAGAAACAACATTCTTTTCGACAGTAAATTGGTTGAATCTTGGCAAAGCTATTGCCACAACACTTAATGCTTGGATCGATACCGGTGTTATTCAATCGTATCTCAAGGGCACGGCCACCAAAATAAGAGCAGCTATTGAACTGGCTTTTGGAGCTATAAAAACATTTCATTTCAGTAGTCTTGGCACTGCCTTGGGACAGGGGATTAATGATGCGTTTGCTGTCATGAATAAAGTCAACAAAAAAACTGGATTAAATGGTTGGCAGGAGCTTGGTCAGACTATTTCTGGGGGAATTTCTGGAATCCTTACATCCATCTCAACGGCACTGAATACTGTGAAATGGGATAGTGTGGGGCAAGCAATTGCAACTGCAATTGGTTCTATTGATTTTAAAGGAATTGTGTGGAATCTTAGGGATGTTGCCATAAAAATATTAGGGGCACTTGCGGAAGCGATAAAAGGTGCTTTTGCACAATCTCCAGTCGAAACAGCAATTGTTACTGCGTTAGGTTTTATTAAGCTTTCAACGCTTACCACAAAATCAATGGAGAAGGCAGCAACTAAAATATTGAAAGTGCTTGGTATTTCCTTAGAAAAAGATGAGACAGCATTAACAGTATTAGGCGGCAAAATAAAAGGTGCTATAGAAATAGCATTAGGCAAAGTGAAGGACTTCGGAATGAATTATGTCAAGCCATTGGCGGGGAAAATAATGGGTAAAATTGCAACTGCAGTTGGAGCTGAAACAGCTACAGTGAGTGGAATCGCAAGTGCAATTGGAACTGGAATTACAACTGCCTTTGCACAAGTTCCAGCGCTTATGACAGGAAGTCTTTCTGGGCTAGCGACCGCAGGCGCAGCGGCAACAGCGGCAACAGTGGCAACAACGCTTGTAGCAGCAGTAGCGGCGGTTGGTATTGGTGCAAAGATTGGAAAATCCATCGGCGATGAACTTGTTTCTGAAGATATGAAACAATATCAGGTTGATTGGAAGTTTTCAGATTTTATTCATTTTACCGATGATGATTGGTCAGATTTCTGGTCAGCGTTTGCTGATTGGTGGGTAGATGTGCAGGATTGGTGGGGAAATAAGGCATTAGTGATTAAAACAACTTTTGGAGATTGGAAAAAGAGTATTTCCGGTTGGTGGAACGGTGTTAAAGCTTGGTGGGGTGATAAGTATGTGACTCTTAAAGCTGCCGTACAGGAAAAAGTAGATGGGGCGTTGAACAAGGTAAAAGGTGCTTGGAACGCTATTAAGGACAAAGTATCTACATTGACAGCAGATGCCAAGGAAAAGGCAGCAGGGGCATTAGCAGCACTTAAATCCAGTTGGACGGCCATTAAGGATAGCAAAGCTGTTAAGACACTTGAGCAAACAGGCAAGGATATCATTGATAAGGCGAAGAAGTCTTGGGATGCTATCAAATCTGGACAGGCAACAAAGACCTTGAAGGAGAAAGGTAAGAGCGCAATCGAAAAGGTGTCTAAGATTTGGAATAAAATCAAGGACAGAGAAGTAACCCAGACTCTCAAGCAGGAAGGTACGAAAGCATTTAATAAAGTCAAAAAAGCTTGGGATAGCTTGAATGATAAGAAAATTTCAGTCAGTCTCATTACGGATGCTGTGAAAAGTGGAATAAAATTGATTATTGATTGGATCAATAAGTATATTATCGGTGCGATCAATAAGATCAAGGTTTCGATTCCTAAGTGGGTTCCTAAAATTGGAGGTAAAGATTTTGGTTTTAACTTAAAAACGATAGCAATGCCTAAATTTGCCACGGGTGGATTCCCGGAGCAGGGCCAGTACTTTTTGGCACGAGAGAAAGGACCGGAGCTTGTAGGTACGATTGGAAATAAGACTGCTGTAGCCAACAACAATCAAATTGTACAATCCGTGTCAGATGGCGTATTTAATGCTCTTAATCCTGTGCTTACTCAAGTGTGCAATGCTATCAACTCTATGGGTAATGGATCAAGTGGACAACCTTTGTATGTGGAGGGCGTATCAGATGGAGATATCGTGCGTATAACCACCAAGGCGAATACCGATCATAAAAATCGATTCGGAAAACCGCTATATATATAGAAATTTGCCATGTTATGTCGTGGTGTGGTATAATATGGCAAAATACTTTTTGGATAAATTCGTATGGTAAGAGAAGAAAGTTCTAATTTCTTTCTGTATGTGAGTGCTAAACACTATGAAATTATTAAGTGGAAAGGAGCTTCCTGTATAATAAAAAATGTGGATGTTGAAAATTGAAAATACCTCAGAGTACAATAAGACTACTGACTTGGCGGTTAGTAAAAATCTTATTG